GTTAATGTTCCAAGGCCTAATGTTAATCTATTTGGATCAGGTATTTCTGTAATAGAATCTGCTGAAATAGAAAAGTTTCCAATATTTATATCTAATTGATTACCACTTACGACTACTTGTACGTCACCGGCTGTTTGTGCTGTAGCGAACGGTAATGCTGATATTGCGTCAAATCCTAAACTCATAAATAATCCTTAAAAGGAGACAGGGGGTATGTGGTGGTGCCCTGCCTCCATCTAAGGATTATATCATCGTTTAAACCAAGAAGGAAGACCTAAATGTGGACGCTTGTCAAACATATTATCTTTTGCTCCTGGAGTCTTACGATTGTTATAATGCAGAAAAACCTGAACGCATTCTTTACCTTTAAATTTTTCTCTCCAATGTTCTAATTCACAGCCAGAATAAACTAACATATCTCCTGGTTTTAAATCTACTTTAACACCTTTTTTACCTGTTTCTCCAGATGGTTCTAGGTATATTGGCCAATCGTCACCAGCTAAATTCATAGTAGTAGATATTTCACAACTAAATCTATCTTTGTGTCTTTTAAGTTCATCACCTTTTTTATAAATTCGTGCATAGGTATATGCTGGATATAGTTTTAAACCTGTTGCTTTTTCCATACCTGGTTGACATTTAAGTAATAAAGTTTCCATAGCCATATTAGCATATTGAGAATATGTATTTGGTATTTGTTCATTAGCATCTTCATAGTGACCTATAATATTTTCAAAAGGTGAAAAGTATCTTGCTTGTCTACAAGTATCATAAACTTGTTTTTGCATACAAAAATAATTTGCAACAAAAGCTGCTAGGTCTTTTGATATTGCTTGACGAATAACTGTATATTTATTTTTTTTAAAATTCATTTATACCACGCTATAAGTGTATACCTTTCTTTATCAGTTACTGTATTTACATTATGTAAATACAATCCGTTGCTAAATATTACAATCGAGCCTTTTTTAGGTTTCATTGTAATATTATTAATTACAGTTTCTCCACCTTTATAATTATCATTTAAATAAACTATAAAAGATAGGTAGTCTCCTTCATCATAATGTGGTTTCATAAAAGATCCTTTTGGCCATAAAACTATCTCCATATTATCAACATTTTTAAAATTAAAAATTTTAAAATATTTATTAAGTTTATTTAAAACTGGTTCATATACGCATTTTAAAGTATGCGTGTTTCTATATTTTTTAGTGTTACTAATATTTTTATTAAAGTGCTGAATTAATTCATTACAATTTTTGTTTTGTAAAAAATTATCAATACGTGAAATAGTAGTTAAATTCATTTAAACATCCTTTGCCATTTCTTTTGGCACTGCTTGTATGTTCCAATGTATAAATCTAAAAGGCTCTATACCAAAGTCTACACTAAACTCGTGTTCCAAGAACCCTGGAAATATAATTAAAGTTCCTGGTGTAGGTCTAAAGTGAATTAATTCCGTACCGCCCCACACACCTTTTTGATCTGGTTTCATTTTCAATTTAGTTGCACGTGCCCCGGTCCTCGGTTCGTGAAATACAGGATACGATGTTTTATCACTACACTTTAAAAAATAAAAACCTGATACGTGTTGATTCCAATGTATGTGTGCTGAATGATGACCTCCACCTTTTTTAGAAAACTCTTGTACCCATAGCTCACTGAACATAGTTGTGTATTGTGACATATCATAACCTTGATGATCTAAATACTCCCAAGATTTTTGACCAATGTAATTTCTAAAATCTAAAAAATCATTATCAGCTGTTAATGGTGTTGAGTGATATGATCTTCCAAAATCACCGTGTTCTTTTATAAATTTTTTTTCTCTTGTTCTTGCATCTTTAATATATTTGTTAGAAGCTTTATTTAAAGATTTTACAAACTCTGGTTTTTGTTCTGACCAAATGGTTGTGTTAAAATAATTATTTATGTACATTTTTTAAAACTGAAAACAAACTTGGTTTTTCTTTAACCAGTTGTTTGCATAACTCCTTTCTCTCATTTAAATTACTAATACACTCTTTAAATTCTTTTTCAAGTTTTTCTTCATCAAACTCTCCGTGTTTAATTAAAGTTGTTTTATTTGTAGGTGCCCAATGCATACCAGCAGCTATACAATGTAGACCCGCATAATCAGGGTATTTAAAATTATAAGTTCTATTATATACAGCTTCTTTAAAACCAGAGAAAGCTCTGTGTTCTAAATTTATAAGAGTATTGTCCCAAGTTTTATTTAAACAATGTTTCCAATACTCGGTATCATTTCTATGAGACAAGGCATAATGTAATCCCACAAATTCAGAAAATTCTTTAAACATATGTTTACATTGATAGTTAAAATTATCTCTATCCCATTGTGATATTTTATCTCTTTGTAAATTTAAAACTAATTTAGTTAAAAACTCGTGAACAGTGTATAGACCATTACTTTCTAATGGTTCTATAAAACCAGCAGACAAACCAATAGCAACTACATTTTTAACCCATAGTCTGTTGTGTATTCCAACTCTCATTTTTATGTTTTTAAATTCTAGTTCTTCTTGACCAAGATGTTTTTTAAATTGTTTTAATGCAGTTTCATCATCTACAAATTTACTAGAGTATACATATCCTGTACCTATTCTTGACCACAGAGGTATATTCCAAACCCAACCATTTTCAATTGCTGTACAATTGGTGTAAGGAACTAGTTCTTTTTCTTTATCTTTATATTGTATTCTTGTAGCCCAAGCAGAATCATTTGGTAACATATCAGAGTATGATTCAAAAGGTTCTTTTAGAGTTTTATCTAATAGTAAAGATTTAAACCCAGTGCAGTCTATATATAGATCAGCTTTATATTTATTATTTAAAGATGTAATTCCATTTTCATCTTGTTCTATAGAAACAACATCATCAAGAATATGTTTTATTTTTTTACAGTAATTATTTTTTAACCATAAACCAAATTTAGTAGCATCAAAATGATAAGCTTTAGATACTTCATTTATATCAAATTTATTTTGATTAACATAAGTCATTTGTAATGGATAAATACAATCAGCATAATCTGAATAAGGAGTTTTAGGGTGTAACATTTTTTTAAACCACCAATCATTTGTTCCAGATTTAGTTTGTGCTAAAGCAGGTATTCCAAATGGATAATGAAAAGCTTCTCCTTTTTTATAAAAATCTGTAAATTTTATGCTTAACTTATAGCTACCATCTACGTGTTTTATAAAATCTTTATCTTCTATTTTAAGTAATCTCATCCAATCTGTAATTTGAGCAATAGTGCTTTCTCCTACACCAACCGTAGATATATTTTTAGATTCAATTAAAGATATTTTATAGTTTGGAAACTGTGATTCTAAAGTGGCTGCTGTCATCCACCCTGCACTTCCACCACCTACAATTAATATTTTCATTTAAAAGGATATCCTAAATGCCAGACAACAAGACTATATCTTGTGCCTGATGTTACTGGTTTAACTCTATGCCAAACAAAAGAAGGAAATACAATAATAGATCCTTTTGGTAATATCTCTTTACATTGTATCCTGTGTTTTGATTCGTCTCTCATATGTGGGTCATAATTTCTAAAATCAAATTCTAATTCACCACCCTTATATTCTGAACCATCTGTTAACTGACAAGTCATAGATAGTTTTCTAATTCTACCGTGCTCTGGATTATTAGGATCCTTCCTATCATAAGGTTTATCCCAACTATCACAATGCCAATCATAATATTGATTTAACTTATATTTTGTAAACTGACAAGACTCACTTCTTTCCCAATCAAAATTCCAACCAGCTTGTTTATTTGCTTCGTGAACGTATGGATGTAATTCTTTGTATATCCAGGTATCGTTTAACCAAACTAAATCAGAGTTTCTTTTTCTTTTTAAATCTTTTACTTCTTCTTTTTTTAATTCTCTATCACCATAGCCACCAGTTCTAGCCATAACTTCTTTTTGTTCGTTAGCATATGCTATAACATCATCACAGAATCTAGGTGTTAATACACCACTAAAATACCAATAATAATTAGATATATTCATACGTTATAGTCTGTACAAAATTTAAACTATCCTTTTGATTATTGGTTAAGTAATACATATTAGTTGATGGAAACATTATGAATTGATTATTAGTTAAAGGTATATCCCAACTTCTACCTTTACGTCTGTTGTCTTCATAATGTATTTTGACCATACAATCTTTGACTTTTACACCATATAATAATGTAAAATCTGGTGAGTTTCGAAGATCCACTGGATCTATATTAAGTAATGGAATTGTAGTCTCGCTGGGTTTATAGATATTTCCCCATGTTTCTTTGTTAATTAGATTAAAGCCATATTTAAGATTAACGTGATCTCGCATATATGTATTTAACATATCCCAAGTTCTTGAGAATGGAAATTGTTTGTTTTGAATTACGGATTGTAAAATGTCGCCTGATAATTTATCTCGGTCAATGTCCCAATCTTTGGGCATAGCCACATCGCCAAAATATAAAGCTTGTTCTGTTAATACTTTCTTATGCATACCACCACCATTTTTAATTTATGCTTTACTGTCTGTCAAGTCCCAAGTCTGTCCAGCTTCATTCCAAGAGTATCCCCAAGAATGTGTACCAGCTTCATTTTGTGAAGTTTGTTCAGCTGTCAATGCTGGAGCATCACCAATCGGTGATTTCCAAGAAGCTGATTCGTTATGTTTTACCCAAGATGCATATGGTTTTTTAGGCCAAAAGATTTGGTTATCTTCATCCCACTCATAACCAATACCTGCATAGTTTCCTCTTAAAGGTGTTCCGCCATTTTTATGTTGATTGCTTTGTGTATTGTAAGATGTTTGAATCCACATTTGTGCAGGCCAATTATTATGTGTTTCTAAATATTGTTGTCCTACTGTTTCATCTTCAACACCATCAGCGTTTAACATATCAGAATTATTCAAAGTAAGTACTTGAATAACTTTTCCGTTTGATCCTAGTTTTGCAAAATGTGCCATAATGTTTCTCCTTATATATTAATTTTAATTACCTTTCAACTATGCTTTTTTATATCTTATTATTACTATTCCTGATCCACCACCACCACTAGTATTAGATCCTCCTGGTCCGTTACCACCGCCACCACCACCACCACCGCCAGTGTTAGCTGTTGCTGAACATCCTGTAACTCCGGGAACTCCTGCGGTTCCACCACCACCTGCTCCACCTGCTCCTACAGGATTACCATTAGTTGCTCCACCTCCGCCACCACCACGTTGAACAGGTGAGCCTGAAATACTTGTTGTTGCGCCTGCGCCTCCGGCTCCACCATTAGTGCTACCTGAACTTCCACCACAAGCAGCTCCGCCACCACCACCTGCTGCATAAGGTGCAGCTCCATTACCATTTCCACCACCATTTCCTTGAGCTGGACTTACTGGAGGAGTATTGCCCGCACCTCCACTTGCCGGTCCTGCGGCTCCTCCACCTGAAGCACCCGCTAGTCCTGCCAATACAGGACTTCCTGTTGCAGATCCGCCACCACCACCACCTGCTGATGTAATTGTTGAAAATGTAGAAGCTGCGCCAGCATTTCCTTGGTTTGAAGATACGGCAGCACCTCCAGCTCCAACTGTAATTGGAAAACCTGTAGCTGTAACTGTAATTGCACCTGCTCCATCTAAAGGACTAGCTGTATAAGGTGTTACTGGAGATTTATCTTCTCTAAAACCGCCAGCTCCACCGCCACCACCACGATTAGCTCCACCAGATGCTCCACCACCTACTACTAAATATGAAACTACATTATTTGCAGCACAAACAGCAGTATTGTTAACTGTAAAAGTTCCTGGTCCTGTAAAAGTATGAATTCTACAATTACCTGAACAACTTATTGTACCTCCAGTAGCGCATATAAAATTACTTGTAAAAACGTCAGCACTATTACCTGTGTCTGTCATAATCCAACCTTTTGTTGAATCAACAAAAACTAATGTAACTGAAGCTCCTTCTTGATTTATTACAAAATCATCAGTTGATCCTTCTATTTTATCTGAACCATTTTGTTTTAATATACAATTTGCAGTATCAAATGTATTTGCATAATCTGCTACTGCAACAACTGCTCCTGCAGTTCCTGCTGGTAGCGTTACATCAATTTCTCCTGAAGTTGTATTTACAAAATAACCTTCACCAGCGACTGCTGTAAAATCTCCTGTTTTAACTGTTGTATTCCAAGACACAGCACCTGTTGCACCAAAACCTGATGCAGTACCAGAGTTTGTTATTGATACACCAGCAGGAATTGTGAACGTATCACCACTATCCCCTAATGTGGTTGTACCACACGCTGTTCTTGGACTAATTTTATTTACTTTTATTTCACTCATAATTTACCCTTGGAATTTGTACCTTATTATTACTATACCAGAGCCACCAGCACCACCAGTATTTGGACCTGGTCTACTATCTGTTCCTCCACCACCACTTCCAGTGTTAACAGTTCCTGCTCCACCATTACCTCCACCTGGAGGTGTGTTACCTCTAACTGCATTTCCTCCACCACCTGAACCACCTGAACCTTGATTACAAGTATTATATCCATTTCCTCCACCACCGCCTGCTCTTGCAGTTGGTGTGCCATTGATACTAGAAGTTGCTCCAGCTCCACCGTTTCCACCTACATTAGGAGAACCTGTTCCATTAGCACCTGCCGCTGTAGCTCCGCCTCCGCCACCAGCACCAGCGCAAGCTCCGTTTCCACCATCGTTTCCTTGAGGAGGAGAGACAGGAGGTGTATTTCCTGTTCCTTTTACTTCAGCTTGTGGACCACTATTACTACCCCCACCACCGTTTGCTCCACCGCCAGAACCACCAGGTCCACCAGATCCTGGATTACCTGGATTAGTTTGATCTTGTTTACCAAATCCACCACCAGCAGATGTTATTGTTGAAAATACTGAATTAGCACCTGATGTTGAATCAGTTGCACCATTACCATTATTACCAGTTCCTCCTGCACCAACTGTTATTGGATAACCTTGAACCGATACTGGTAAAGCTGAAACACAAGCACCTAATGGAGATCTAGAATAACACCCCGATGCAGCTCCTGATGATTCTCTATAACCACCAGCTCCACCTCCACCACCAATGTGTCTACCACCGCCGGCTCCACCGCCAGCTATTACTAAATAATCAACTGTGTTTGAACCACAAGAATTACCTACTGCCGAAACGCAAAAAGTTCCAGGTCCAGTAAATGTATGAACTTTAAAATTTGTACAAACAGTTGTGACTGTTCCACCTGTTGCTGCTATATAAGCCGGTCTTGGTAAATCTGCATTTGTAGCTGCTTCTACTGCTTGCCAACCTTGTGTAGCATCGCCATAAACTAAAGTTATTGCTTGACCTTCAACTGAAATTATAGGATTAATTGTACCACCTACAATATTAGATCCATTTCTATTAATTGTTAAATTGTTTGTATCAAAAGTATTTGCATAATCTTTAAAAGCTACAATATCTCCTACACTTGGAGATGATGGTAGCGTCATTATTACTGCTCCACTAGTTGTATTTATAAAATATCCTTCTCCAGATGCTGCTGTAAAATCCGCTGTTTTGATACTTGTCTGCCAATTAACAGAACCTGATCTACCAAAACCTGATTGAGATGCACCTGATGCAAGAGAAATGGTATCGCCACTAGCGCCAATAGTAATAGTATTACTACTCTCGTTAATAATGTTTTGACCACATTGGTTTTGTATGTTGTTTACTTTAATTGTGCTAGTCATTATTGAAATCTATACCTTATCACTACTATACCTGAACCGCCAGATCCACCACCAGCACCACCGCCTCCTCCAGTATTAGTTGTTCCTGATGTTGTTTTTGGTCCTCCACCACCAACTCCTCCTGGACTTGGAAGACAACCAGATCCTCCTCCACCTGCGAAATATTTTAAAGCACCATCTGGTCCTGGTGTTCCTGAAGCTGGAGCGATTGCTGTACCGGCTCCTGCTCCTCCAGGTCCTCCTGTAGGAAAAGATGCATTACCTCCAGCTGCAGTTGCTCCACCGCCGCCACCTCCTGATCTTGCTATTCCACAATGACCTGCACCATTTCCACCTGGAAAACCTTGAGCAGGACTTACAGGAGGTGTATTACCTGAACCACCTGTACCTGGATTACCTGTTGTAAAACTTCCTCCACCTCCACCTGAACCTCCTGGTGCTCCATTTCTTGCAGGTGGGTTATCTGAAGCCCCACCTCCACCACCACCAGCAGATGTTACTGTTGAAAAAATTGAATTAGATCCACTATCAGCAACAGGAAAAGGATTACCTCTTGTAGATCCTCCAGCTCCTACTGTAATTGGATAAGCTTGTGCTGTAACTACTATTGATGTTCCCCCTGGATTACCATTTAATGGTGATGCAGTGTAAGAACATCCTGGTCCTTTGTATTCTCTAAATCCTCCAGCACCACCACCAGCAGAATTAGACCCTGAACCTCCACCACCTCCAGCAACTACCATATAACTTACTGTATTAAAACCTGGTGCAGGAGATTCTGTGGCTATTCTATTGACTGTAAAAGTACCTGGACCTGTAAAAGTATGAATTCTAAAATTCCCACATTCTGTAATAGTTCCACCTGTAGCCCCTATATAAGGTTCAATACCTGTTTCAGTATCTTCAGCATTTTGAACATTAACCCAACCTTTTGTTGAATCAACATAAACAAAAGTTGCAGCTTGACCATCAACACTTAATTTTGCAGGTTCGGCGACTCCACCAATTTTTTCTGAACCATTAGGTGATACTATTAAATTGTATGTTGAAAAATTTCTTGCATAATCAGAAAAAGCTACAATAGCTCCAGCTGATCCTGCAGGTAAGTTTGCTGTAATTTGACTTCCTTGATTTATAAAATAACCTTCTCCATTTGCTGCTGTAAAAGTAGCTGTTTTTGGAGTCGTTTGCCAGTTTACTGATCCCGATCTACCAAAACCAGATTGACTAGCACCAGAGCCAAGAGTTACCGTATCACCAGACCCACCTAGTGTTAAGGTAGTTCCGCATTGTGGTTCGACTGTGTTTACTTCTATTTTACTCATTATACTATTACCAATGTCCCTGTTACTGTTATAGTTGCAGGAATAGTAATAGGTCCAGCTAGAACTGCACTATCTATTGTTTGCGTACCATCGATCGTGGACGCTTGATTATTTATAAATTCATTTGGAGCCGTTTGACCTCCAATGTATTGGATTCCATTTACTATTGCCGTCATTGTTCCTCCTACGAACTAATTGTATCGATGTACGAAAGAACCACGTCCAAGCTACTTGCTGTATCAGAGACGGCTTCTAATGTATCACCACTAGCTAAAACAATTTTTGCTCCGCCTTGAATTAATTCAATAGCAGAATTTGGTGGTATGTTTACCCCTTTTGCAAGGAAGTAATCAGCTCCGCCTTTAGCAATTTTAACATCAATTGCAATAGTTGATGTTAAAATATTACAACATCTAATACCAATTACTGCATCGTAGTTTCCACCCGCTAACAGTGTAGTATCTGATGTTCCAATTGTTCTAACTAATACGTTTCTAAAATCTTGTGCCATATTTTTTTCCTATTTATAACGCCACGGCCATTGCTAATGCAAAGCCAGCTGACGCTGCTCCTACTGGGTTACCTGACGAATCTAAGTAAACCGTTTTACTTGCAGGCATTGTACAAAATACACTTAATGTACCACCTGAAAAAGTTATCTTTGACGTATTGCCTGAAGAATTACTTAAAACAGTATCTCTTGCTAAAGTATCTGGTGTTGCATCAGTAACAGTACCAATACCAGTTTCAAAAAGATTAGTACCTTCTTCAAAGATAGCATAGTAAGTTGTATTACTATTACCAATCCCATCAACAAAAGTTCTAAAACCAGTTACAGCACCTGCAAGGTTTAATGTACCTGTGCCTGATGTTGTACTCGTTTCTCTTACTCTATCATTTATTACTAAAGCCATTTACTCTCCTATTAACTCATGCTTATAATAGCATTAGCTGGT